CGAACGGGGTGCAGGCCGAGGATCGGTTAATCGCGTTCCACGGCAAGCCGCGGCCGTGGGAACAGACGAGGGTGCAATATGCGACTGCATGAGGGCTGGGCGGTTCCTGACGCTGACCAGTGTTGCATTCAAGCGGCGTTGGCCGAGGTGCCGGATCTCGGCGCCAGTCTGGATCTGTGCCGGGAGTTCAGGACTGCAATACAGGCCGGCGGAAACATGGGCGTCTATCCGATGGCGCTCGCGCAGAAGTTCCAGCGCGTCTACACCGTCGAGCCGGACTCAGCCAACTTTGAGGCGCTGGCAATCAACACGGTCAACCAGCCGCGAGTGGTAATCCGCAGGGCTGCTTTCGGGCAGGACCACAGCAAGGCAGCGATTGACCAGATATACCCGGACAACGCAGGCGCGCACCAGATCAAAGAGGGCGCGGAGTTTGACGTCCTGCCCATCGACAGCCTGGGCGTTACCGACTGCGACCTTTTGCAGCTTGATGTCGAGGGCTCGGAGCACTTAGCCATTTTGGGCGCCATCTCAACCATTGAGGCAAGCTGGCCGGTAATTACGCTGGAGCTTAAAGGGCTGGGCGAGCGATACGGTTACACCGACGAGGACACGATCAACCTACTGGCCGACATGGGCTATCGGATAACAGACCGGGTTAACAGGGATGTGATATTCACAAAATGAGCGCAGCCTGGACACGCAAAGAAGGAAAAAACCCTGCCGGTGGACTCAATGCCGCAGGCCGAGCGAGCTACAAGGCAGAGACTGGCGGCACGCTTAAGCCACCGGTTAAAGCAGGCGACAACCCGCGGCGTGCCAGCTTCCTTGCGCGCATGGGCGGTATGCCTGGTCCGATGGAAAAGAACGGCGAGCCAACGCGGTTGGCACTTGCGCTGAAGGCGTGGGGTGCAAGCAGCAAGGCCGATGCTAAAGCAAAAGCTGCGGCAATATCGAACAGGAATAAGTAAATGGAAAAGACCAGCACCGGCGTCGATAAATGGCTGAACATCATCAGCCAGTACGACAACGAATTCAAGAAGTGGGAAGCCCGCAGCGCGAAGATCGTCAAACGCTACCGCGACGACAACCGCAGTCAGCACACGAACGAAACCGCGAAATTCAACATCCTTTGGTCAAACGTGCAGACGTTGATTCCTGCCGTTTACGCGAAACTGCCCAAAGCGGTGGCACAACGCCGGTTTGGTGACAACGATCCTGTCGGGCGGGTTGCTGGCCAACTGATTGAGCGCGCACTGGATTTCGAGATTGAACACTATCCAGATTTCCGGTCAACCATGAAACACGCAGTCGAGGATCGGTTTCTCGGTGGCCGCGGCGTGGCGTGGGTGCGCTACGAGCCGCACGTTCGGCAGTTGGACATGCCCGAAGATGGGTTACAGATAACCGAGGACGTGGAAAATGAGAGTGCCGAAGGCCAAACCGCTGAAGGCGCGCCGAATCCAGAAGGTCAGGACTACACCGCAGGCGAAACCGAGCCGCAGGAAGAAATTGAGTATGAATGCGCCCCGACCGATTACGTTCATTGGAAGGATTTTGGCCATTCTGTCGCTCGCACTTGGGAAGAAGTAACCTGCGTTTGGCGCTGGGTTTATATGACCAAAGAAGCCCTGACCGAGCGATTCGGCAAGAAGATGGCTAAGCAGATCCCGCTCGACTCTGGCGCCGAAACGCTGGCCACGTATGGCCAAAGCAACAAAGAGCGCACCAGGGCGAAAATATGCGAATTGTGGGACAAGGAAAGCGGAAAGGTGTATTGGCTGTCGAAGAACTGCCCGACGCTGATAGACGAGCGCGACGATCCGCTAGAACTGGACCAGTTCTTTCCCTGTGCAAGGCCGCTTTACAGCACCACCACCAGCGACACATTGGTGCCGGTGCCTGACTTTGTGATTTACCAAGACCAGGCTAACGAGCTGGACATTCTCAGCGATCGTATCGACGGGCTGGTTAAAGCACTGCGGATTCGAGGCGTTTACGATGCCAGCCAGCCGGCGCTGCAACGGCTCTTGACCGAGGGCGACAACAACACGCTGATTCCGGTAGATAAATGGATGGCGTTTTCTGAAAAAGGCGGGCTGAAGGGCAGCATCGACATCCTGCCGATCGACATGCTGGCCAGCGCACTGCTGAACTGCTACCGCGCGCGCGATGACATAAAAGGCCAGATTTACGAGATTACCGGCATTAGCGACATCATCCGAGGCCAAACATCGGCCAGCGAAACCGCAACCGCGCAACAAATCAAAGGCCAGTATGCCGGGCTGCGTTTGCGCTCAATGCAAGAGGAAGTGGCGCTGTTTGCCAGCGAACTGATCCGTTTGAAAGCGCAGGTTATCTGCACTAAATTCCAGCCGCAAACGATTTTGTTGTATGCCGCGGCTGGGCAGATGACGCCCGAAGATCAGCAAATGATTCCGCAGGCCATCCAGCTCATGCAGGACAATCCGTTGCGGAACTTCCGTATCGAGGTCGATTCCGACAGCCTGGTGCAGCTGGATGAGCAGCAGAACAAAAGGGATCGCGTTGAATTCATTACGGCGTTTGGCGGGCTGTTGCGTGAAGCGTTGCCGGTTGGCCAATCCTCGCCAGAACTAATCCCAATGCTGGTCGAGGTGATGAAATTCGGCATTAGTGGATTCAAGCAGGCCAAGCCGATTGAAGGCACTTTAGATGCCGCGCTCGACCAACTGAAAGAGAAACAGAAGCAAGCCGCGGCCAATCCCCAGCCGGCGCCGCCAAACCCTGAAATGATGCAGATTCAGGCGACGCAGCAACTGGAACAGGCCAAGATGCAAGCGACCGCACAAGCTGACCAGATGAAGATGCAAGCCGAAGCGCAAGCATTGCAGATGCAAGCGCAGATTGACGATCAGAAAATGCGGCATGAAATGGAAATGAAGGCGCAGGAGGTTAAATCGGTTGATGACTTCAACCGCTGGAAAACCGAACTTGAGGCTGCGACTAAAATCATGGTGGCAAGAATAGGTGCCAATCCTGGTCTGGATCTGCCGCTAATCGAAGCGCAGCAGGCGGCAAGCGAAAAGGTTACAGCCGAGCTGGGCGAGAACGTCAGAACAGCCATAGATCACATGGCGCAGATGCACGAAAACATGGCAAATATGCATGGCGAAACCATGAACCGCATCGGTGGTGTCATGCAAACCCTGGCGGCGCCAAAGCGCATCGTGCGCGGGCCAGATGGCAAGGCAGTCGGCGTCGAGGTGGCGGCATGATCGTTACCACGACACAGGGCGAGATGGATGATTCACTGCTTGAAAAACGTGAAGGATCGGTAGACAACGACAACGAAAACACAACGTGGGTCGAGTATTGGCTTGCCGACGAGATGGTGCACAGGTCGGCTCACGTTAGGTTGAAAAAATCGATCGTTTCACAAACTAAAATAGGGAGTTTTTAAATGGCAAATACCCAGGCAATGTGTACCAGTTTCAAAGCCGAAATTCTTAGCGGAATTCACGCGCTGGGAACGACCGTAATTCGGGCTGGGACCGGCGCCGACACGATCAAAGCCGCGTTGTATCTAGCAAGCGCCACCGTAAACGCTGCCACAACTGCTTATAGCGCCACTGGCGAGGTTTCCGGCACCGGCTATACCGCAGGCGGGATAACGGCCACGAACGCCACAGCGCCCACATCCAGCGGGACTACGGCCTACTGGACGCCGAGCGCCAGCTTTACCTACACGACGGTCACGCTGACCACATCGTTTGACTGCGTGCTGGTTTACAACTCTACGCAAAGCAATAAATCAATCAGCGCACACACGTTCGGCGCTCAGACGATCACCGCAGGTACGTTCGTGCTGTCTATGCCGACGAATGACAGCACCAATGCACTTACCCGCATTGCCTAAAACATGGCACAAGGCGCATGGGACACCGGCACCTGGGATGATGCCCTGTGGGACAGTTTGCCTGTCACCGGCAATTCTGCAACAGGATCGCCAGGTAATGTTGGTGCTGCCGCAACTGTTCCACTTACCGGGAACGCAGCAACCGGCGCGCCCGGCACCGTTGCCGCCACCGTTACCATTGCGCTATCTAGTGTGCAGGCAACTGGGCAGGTGGGCACAGTTGCCTGCACAGTCACTATTGCACTATCGGGCGCGCAGGCTACAGGGCAGGTCGGGACAGATGGTGTCAGCACAACGGTTCCGGTCACAGGAACTGAGGCAACCGGCGCCGCGGGATCTGTTGGCTTGGTTGTCACGGTTTCATTGTTTGGAAACAGCGCAACCGGCGACGTTGGGACGGTCACGGTGGGGCCGCAGCCGGTCATTGTTATCGATGACACGCACGACGGACGACGATTTAAAGAGCAGCTCGAACGCGAACGCAAGCTCAGAGCAAAGAAAAAACAGGCAATTCTTGACGCATTCGAGCGCATTGTTGAAGGCCGGCCAGAGATCGCAGAGGAAATTGCCGCGCCGTTTATTGTGCTGGCAAAAGCTAAATCAGCAGTTCAAGCCATCAATTACGACGCGTTGTTTGCCGATCTTGACCGCGTGCAGCGGATATGGGATTTGCACCTTGAACTTGACGACGAGGACGTTCTGACATTGCTATGAGAAAAACTTACATTCAGATTGACGGCAAATTGATTGAAAAGTTTAAATATTACCGCGATCCGGTGGCGCCAATCATCATGCCGGACATTCAGCCTTATCAATCCATGGCAGATGGATCAATGATTACCAGCCGCAGCCATCACCGCGAGCACCTGCGGCAACACAATTGCATTGAGATTGGCAACGAAACGATGGAAACCAAACCAACGCCGGTAAAAGACAACCGCAAAGAAGTATTGCGGGAACAACTGGCAAATATGACGCACAACGAAGCCAACAAAGTGCTGGCCAAGCTGCGTGACGATATACGTTTTATCCGCAAGTAAACCCCCACAGGGAGCAACAATGTCCGACTTAAATGAAATCGTCCCAGTAGAGAACGCAGACAGCCGCCGCGAGATGCTTTCGCAGCAATTTGATGAAGTTGTTGAAGCGGCGCCAGAACCTGCAAAGGTTGAACCGGCAAAATATGAAAAGCAGCGGGATGAGTCCGGCAAATATGCCAAACAGTCGGGGCCGGCAGTACCGCAATTAAAAGCAGAACCTACCGACCAGGTTGAGGAACCGTTGTGGAAACGCCCACCGGCGAGCTGGAAGAAGGATTACCACGAAGATTGGAAAGCCGCGCCAGATCGCATTCAGGAGTATGCCTGGCAGCGCGAAAATGAGATGAAAGCCGGTGTCGAGCCGCTTATCTCAAAAGCACAGTTTGCCGACCAGATGCAGGAAGTTTTGAACCCCTACATGAACACAATACAGGGGCTTGGCATTGACGCGCCAAAAGCAGTTAAAGCCTTGATGGAAGCCGATCATGCCTTGCGCTACAGTAATCCGCAGGAAAAGCACCAGTATTTTGCTAGACTCGCACAAAGTTATGGAGTAGATTTAAATAATATGGGTAATCTGCCACAACAGATGCCCGTTGAT